CGGTGTCCATTCGACAGGTCTTTTAGTTTTTTCTCTGTCTTCAGACGCGCGAGGGGTTTTGTTCACTTTATCGTTTTCCATATGCTTATTTCTCCTTCACGATGTTTACTTGTTTCGCATACTCTTCCAGTGGCACATTCAATTTATTAGCAATTGCTACTTGTGAGGATGTGAGTTTCACAGTTCTGCGTCCATCTTTGTACCCTGACCGCGTAGCCGAAGCCACAGTTTGTACAGGTGTTCGTACAGGTTTGGACGATTGTTCTGTATTATTACCAAATTTGTGAGGGAATTCAAGTCTTATTCTTCTATCTAATTCCCCATAATAATCAGTAGATTGTGGGTCGTAGCCCTCATCATCCACTAATTTTTTATGTAAATCAAACGCAGTATAAGTCATAGCACTATCTTTCCCAAACCAACTATTTTTCTGAGCCCATTGCGTTGCAGCAGGATCAGGTGTGGGTTGAGTTGGAATTTGTGGTATGGTTCCTTCACTTAAGGACTTACGTTGCTCATCTGCTTGCTTTTGATTAACTTTCATCTCAGCAAGTCTAGCTTCTTCGTAACCCAATTTAGCGATTTCTTTTTGTGCAGTTACTTCCGCAGTTATATCTCCAGCTTCTCTAGCAGACTGCAATTTAGTTTGCGCAGCTGTTAAACTTGAAGTAATTCGATCTTCCATCTCCTTCACATAACCCGTATCTAATTTAGCGAGTCTGTCTTTAAGAGATTTCTGTTCTCCTTGCACAGATTTTGCATACGTTAAAGCAGCTTCTTTTTGTCGTTCTGCTTCACGCATACGTTTAGTTAATTTAGCAATACGTGATTTAACACCTTTGCTATAATCTTCTAGTTCTTCTTGTTTCTTTTCTTCTGTTTCTTCAGGTTGGCTTTCCTGAACAACAGGCTGCTCATCAGATTTCGCAGGTGCGTCATCGGACTTAACAGGCTCTTCAACAGGTTTTGCATCTTTTACCTCTTCCTTTTCTTTTACCTCTACTATTGCTTTATCTTTTTCTTCAGGCAAAGTAACCTCAACATCCGGTCCACTGGTGTCAAGATTAATTGGCTTGTCTTCTTTTACTTCTTCTTTGGCAGATTTATCATCTGGCATAGTTTCCTCCTATGTTAATATTCATGCAAGATATCCTCTGGATTCTTGATGGTTGCTAAGACTTCATCATCATTTAACAACCGGACTTCACCACCTTCTATTTTTATTCTAGACCCTGCGTAACGAGCAAACATTACCCAGTCTCCTACTTTACACCAAGGTCCATCTTTAAAGCGATCTTTGTCATGATAACAATCAGGACCCATCGCTAATACATTTCCACATTGAGACGCGACTTGTTGTTTTTCAATTGTGTCTTGTCCCATAATAATCCCACCTTTAGTCTTTTCATTTATTTTAAAAGGTAAAACTAATATTCTCCAACCTGTTGGTTGTGGGAGCTTTGATGATTCTTTGGTAACTGTTTTAGATTTTTTTACACCGACAAGATCAGTCTTGGGAAGGGTGATCTTCGGGGTTGATTTTAATAACGTTTCCGTCTTCATTTGGCTCCTTGTTTTTTAGCAGGTTAGAGATTTCCTGTAAAATATAATGATACGTTCGTATCTGACCTAACATATATTGATATTTGTCAAAATTGTCAACACCTGCGATCATACCATTTACAACGTCGTCACGTCGCAGTTCGATCAACTTCTTCAGTTTAAATAATAATTGGACTCCGTCCATAATTCTTTCTTAAATTGTTATACTCTTCCACCTTTCATGAAAGCTTTTCCCATTCCTCTTTGAGCAATGCCACCACCTTTAGCAGTTCTTACAGGGATTCCACCACTAGGATAGCCAAATCTATTGTTTCCTAAGACCGGTGAATATCCACTAACATGAGTCATACTACCACCATTGGCAGCTTTAGCTCTATTCATTTTTCTAAAGGTTTTAGCTAGATTATATCTTTTAGAACCTGGAGGACATGTTTTACTTCCAAACTTCTTACCTGTGCAAGGTTTGTCCTTACGCATGTTCTTGGTTGCTTCTTGTATCCACTTATCGTCTGACATTATTTCTTCCCTCCATTACGAAATATTTGTGTACCCTTTATACCAAATACACTGGCAACTACAAGTATCCATAAATTAGTAAACCATTTTGGTAGATTTGAAAAGTACTCAAAAAAGATCTCTATCTTTTGCATAGCCGCCGGATCCTCTGTCCACACCGACCAAGCGAGCACCAGGATGGGGAGCGTAAGTATCGCCAAAACGATCTCGTCCTTGTAATCGTTTTGCCGGGCTTCTAAAAGCTTGCCCTGGTAAGATTCTTCTCCTCGGGCCATACGCTCTGCATGCATAAGCTGCGCGTCAGACATAGCCATCTTCGTCTTTTGACGATTGGCGTATATCTTACTCCCAGCTTGTAATGCTATCTTTGCTAAGCCGAACCAGGCCATATTAGTACCAAGTTGCTTTAACTGGTTTTCTAGTTTTTGTACCTTTAACAGTTACTTCTTGAGACTCATGAATATCCGGTGGTGTAATTTCTTTAGCTTCAGAATAACCACTTTTATTACTCCATGGATCCTTAGTAATTTTTGGTTCTTTAACAAAACCAGATCCTATTTCCCAATCTTTAGACATTATAGTGCTACTCCTTTTCCTTTTTTCGCAACGCCGCCGCCTTTGTATCCTTTGTTAAGTTCAGATACGACTCTTTTCTTTTCAGCTCTACGATTACGGTTAGATTTTTCTGCATCAATTCTACCAACTTCTTCTAAAAGATTTTCTCTTCCAGTGTTGTATCCATGTGCTGCTTTGATACGGCCACCTTTTTTGTAAGCTTTTCTAGCATTAGGATAAATTGCTGCTCTACCTGTTCCTTTAAGTTCTGAGCCTGGCATTATTTATCCATCGTTCCGACAGCAGAATAAGCTCTTTTACCCATAGCTTTTTCCATGCCTTTAGATTCATCTCTTCTAGCTTTAAAGCTTTGAGACTTAGTAGACTCTGCGCCATCTCTAGCACCTAGAGATTCGTCAAGTCTGTCATCATAACCTTGTTTTTTGCTACCCTTTGAATAAGGGAAACGTGGTGTGTAAGGTCTTGATCCAAAATCATTTCTCATAATTTGTACTCCTAGGTATTTTTTACTCTAAATAATCCAGCAAGTCCACCCTTATTTGCTAGAAACATTTGGTTATAATTGTCCAAATAGGCTTTTCTTCTCTTTTGTTGCTCTAAATATTGCAAATAAGCCGCCCGTTGCATCTTCAAATATTCCTCATCTTTAGATATTTGAGTTTTCGTTTCATTAACAGTTTCAATGTCTTCTATTTTAATACTTGATCCATCTTTGCCATCATCCCCTGGAGTTTTAATATTAAGCCTAGCTAATAACTCTTTTTTTTCAGGATGGTCGTCAGGAAGAGATGATAGTAATTTTTGATTATCAGAAGTTAATTTGTTTTTAAGATTAGATATATTTACTTTTGTAAAACCCAGATCGAGTTCTCCTTCTTTTATAGTATTGTAGATTTTTTTACCTTGATTAAATTTATTATAAAGTTGAGCTGCTTTCATTATATCTTTACCAAACACTCCTGCTCCTGCTCCAGCAGTGGCTAGAGTGAAAAGTCCTTTTCCTAGAAATCCCAACACTCCACTAGTTTTGGCACTTCTACTTCTAGCTTTTTCACTTGCTCTAATTTTTTTATTAAATTGATCCTTCCAGACTAAAGCGTTTTCTTTGTCTCGTCTGTTTGCATTAGGATCATTTATTATCGCGTTAACTTTTTTTAAATCTTTGTTTAACCAACCTGGTTCCCAATCTCCTTCATGCGGCTTAGGACCATCATCAGGTGTAGTTGTAGTTTTAGATGTAATTTTTCGTGCTGTATCTCTATGCACCTTTCCACCTCTATCCGCACTATTGTCAGTAGAAGGAGTACTACTTCTTTCAGTACCTCCATGTTGTGCTGCTTGCCCTTGTGGTGGGTACGCTGGTATTCCTTCAGGTGTCATTACTTTTTTTCCACCTAAATGTTGTAATGTTTGAGCTTCGCTAGGAGTAATGTAAGATAATTGATGCGGTTGCCCATCAATAATTTTTCCCCCTTCAGCCAACCCCAAAATGCCAGCTTGATGAGCAGGAACCATTCCACCCAGGCCATATTTCTTTTCCCACCTGTTTGCAATGTGGGGAAGATTGGCATGCATATAACGTCTTTGTTTTTCAGATTGGAAAGGCATTAGCTACGAGGTCCTTTCAGCGTTTTAACGTCCTTTCGTTTCATAACATCAGAACGCATTTTTGCCCGATTAGACATCGCTTGTTTTTCTAAAGAAGTTTCAGCTCTTAAGTTAGCGAGCTCTTCGTTTTGTTCCATCTTCTCTTCTTGAATATTTTGATTCATCATTGCCTTCATACGATCAAGCGCAATTCTGTTTTTATCTTCTTCCATTTTTCTCATATTGTCTTGAGCTTTAAGATCGAGTTCTCTCGCTCTCAGTTTAGCAATAGGATCATTATCAAATTGAGAAGTAATTTTCTTTTCTTCTACTAAGAACTCTTCCATCATCTCTGCAATCAATTGAGCTTTACGTGCTTCAATCTTTAATTGAAGACTTTGAACCTCAGCTTGAATTTGAGGATCAGGTTGAGCTTGTGGATTCTGATTCATCATTTGTTGAATCTGTTGAACCTTTTGAATGTCATCTCTAAATTCTAGTTCAACTTGTTCTTGGGCCATCATTGAAATGTGTTCAAAGATATTCTTTTCTAAAGCCGCAATCACCATCGGATTGTTTCGGGCCATGTTCGTTGCCATAAAAGCAATGTGTGCCGTAATGTGAGCTCTATGATCTTGCCCCGTAAACGCTTGGAAAGGTTTACCTCCAATCGCATCGATATGTTCGATCGCTGGATTTTTTGGAGCGGGCGGTGGAGGCGGTGGTAAGATCTGATCAATGTTCTTCACCCCTATCGCTGTGTACATGTCACGATACGCTTCATATAAATTATGCATCTGAGGATTCGAAGATGCCAGTTGTAATTCTGTTTGTGCCGTTGCAATTCGTTGAGTTTGTGAAAAGATATTCGGATCAGCAACCGGCATAATATCAATCTTGTCATCAAAGTCTGCTTGTTTAATTTCTTTTTGATCGCCGATTACATCATAAGGATACACCGGTGGTAAATACGTTGCTAACACATCTGCTAATAATGCAAACTCTTGTTTCAAAGCTGCATAGAGTCTTTTGTGAATAGCACTCATCACTCTTGAGCCTCTTTCTAACAAGGCAACCGTAGTTCCTACAGCAGCTTGTTGATTGCCATCACCCACTTGCATATCAGCAATAGCTGCAAATCTTTGACCTGCACCTACGACAATCGTCATCAATTGTAATAAGGTTTGAGACGGTTCTTTATAAGGAAGCGGCATAAATGCATCCTTAAGATTACCGCCTGGAGCGTCGACATCACGCCACTCTCCAGGCTGTAACGAGACAGCATCGTTTTGTACACGAATGCCTCTCTGTTTAAACCCGGCAGGTAAGTTGGAGAGCGTACCTGCATCTAGTAATTGACGGAGAGCGGACGTTGCCGTTCGACTCAAACCGCCGATCATATGAATTAATCCAAAACCATAGAATCCAAGACCTGGCAGAAATCGAAAATGCACAAAGTATTGAATCTTATTTTTCAATGGATCATCGAGTTTAAAATTTCTTCTAATTGCTAAAACTTTTCTTGTCGAGTTTTCAACTGTGACAATATAAGGAATCTTAATTCCTGTAGGTTGACCATCTTTCCCGACATCTTCAAAGCCTTCTAAATCTAAATCAACATGACATTCGATTAAGGTAAACACTTTTTCATTTTGTGTTTTACGAATCCCTTCAAGTTCACGTTCTTTTTTCTTTAACTCTGACTCTTCATTATAAGGAGTATTGAGTCCC